GATTTAGAATTATTAATTTATTTAGATTGTAAAGGAAGATTTACACGAAACGATTTTATCAACGGAGTTTATACATATTCGTGGGATAAAGCAAGATGGGACAGATTAAGAAACGAAGGTTGGATCGATGTATGGAGACACAGAAACAGAACAACTATAATGTACTCTGTATTTAAAACCTCGTGGAAATGCTCTCAAATGATAAGTAGGATATATCGTATCCTATTAGGTGAGGAAGACTTACCCACTTCAGAACGAAGTGTATTTTATAAAAATAAATCATATACAGATAAAGTTTATAATAAAGCTATAGATGATATGATAAAAGATAAAGATAGATAATGGGATTTAAACTAGGTAAACAAAGAGGTAATTACGCTGTTGGTGGTGTTATCAAAAACAAAATGCGTTTTGGTAAACAAGCCGGTGATGATGGCTCTGTACCTGGTACACCTGTTATTAGAGTACCACTAGAAGAAGGCGTTATGGGTGAGGCTAATATGGATGGTACTATATATGTCAACAATAATATAATGCCTGGTAGTGAAGAAGACAAACAAGTTATAAATCACGAAATGAGACATGCTACAGATATGAAACTTGGCAAACTAGCTTATGATGATAACAGTGTAACTTATAACGGTGAGGTATTTTTAAGAGAAACTATAAATGGTAAAGATATGATTAAAGTAGATGGTGAATGGAAAGAGGCTGGTGACACTGGTTTTCCATGGGAAGATGACGCTAACAACGGTAACGATCATGGAAGTATTTAAAGATAACAACGACTGGAACGAAAAATCTATAGTAGGATTTATTGCATTTGCAATAATGTGTTTAATTATGATAGTAGATCTTATAACTGGTTGGTTAGGAAGAGATCTAATGATTAATGAATTTGTATATGACTCATTTGTATTAGTAGTTCTTGGTTGTTTTGGTATTAGTGGTTTAGAAAAGTTTGCAAAAAAATAAAATTAAATTATGTTAGGAAAATTATTATCAGGAGGAGCAGCTGATTTAGTAAAAGGAGTGGGAGGAGTAATAGATAACTTACATACATCTGCTGAAGAAAAACTAGAAGCAGAAAGAAAAATAAAAGAATTAATTGCTAACTACGAAGTTGAAATGGAAAAAAACATTACATCTCGTTGGGAAGCAGATTTAAAATCAGACTCGTGGTTAAGTAAAAATGTTAGACCATTAGTTTTAATATTTTTAATAGTATGCACCATGCTATTAATATTTATAGATGCAGGTGCATTAAAGTTTGAAGTTAAATCATCGTGGGTTGATTTACTTCAATTAGTATTAATAACTGTGATCGGCGCTTATTTTGGTGGTCGATCATTTGAAAAAGTAAAAAAATAAAATTATGGCATATAATGCAGCACAAATAGATTTTGGACAAGCTGGTGGAGCTTACTTAGATGATACAGGTGCTTTTACACCTCCAACAGGAAAAGTAATAGTAGGTATTAATGTAGTAGCAGCAAATACAAGTTTTACAACATTAACACCAGCAAACGATACAGGTAGTAATACATACCATATTGGAACAGCGGTAACAGCAGGCGCAACAGGTAACGGTGCTAATGCTGAGGCCATAGCTTCTGGAGACAACTTTCCAGCTGGACAATGGATATATGGTAGATTTTCTGCTTGTACGCTAGCAGATGGAGCAGTATTCTTATACTTTGCTCAAGAATAAAACAAATTAAATTAACTTAAATTAAATAAAATTATGGCAACAACAAAAGTAAAAGGTACAAGTAAAAAAATTAAAGAACTTAAAGGCATAGAAGATATTAGACCTGAAAAAATAACTGACGAACAACTAGAAAAAGTCCAAAGTGTTATAAACGAAATAAATAGAGCGCAAATGGAGCTAGGTCAAATGGAAACTAAAAAACACGCAGTGTTACACCATATCTCTTCACTACAAGAAACTGTTGGTGAAATAAGAAAAGAGTTTGAAAAAGAATATGGTACAGCTGATGTTAATATACAAGATGGAATAATAAATTATCCAAAAGAAAATGGCGAAGTTAATAAGAAAGATTAGTATAGGTAAAGACTACAAGAACGACGCTATGCACTATGCTGTTGGCCAAGAAGTTTACGGTGGACATACTATTTGTGATATATTAGAAGAAGATGAAAAATATTCTATTTATATTAAAAAAAACAAAGACGTATTACCTTGGAAAGACTTTAATAAAAATATGGCTGTATCTATAGAATATAATCTGGAATACTAATGAGAAGTGTTTACAACTTTGTTGTAAAGCCAAAAGGAGAAAGATATAACAATACTAAAAAACTAGATGGTAGTGAATTAATTCTTAACACAGAAATTTATAATCATCAATATGTTAATAGAGAAGCTGTTGTTATATCAACACCTATAATTGGTGATACAGATATAAAACCTGGTGACACAGTTATAGTACACCATAATGTATTTCGTAGATGGCACAATGTAAAAGGTATTGAAAAAAATAGTAGGGCTTATTTTAATGAAGATACTTATTTTATAAACCACGATCAAATATTTTTATATAAAAGAGATAAAGAGTGGACAGCTCCAAAAGGTTATTGTTTTGTACAACCTTTAAAAGCCGTAAATCAATTTAATATTGAATCTGAAAAACCTTTACAAGGTATTGTAAAATATTCAGATGGTACAGTAAAAGTTAACGATCTAGTTGGTTTTACACCAAATAGTGAATACGAATTTATAGTTGATGGAGAGAGACTATATAGAGTTTTATCTAATTTTATTACAATTAAATATGAATATCAAGGAGACGAAGAAGAATATAATCCAAGCTGGGCAGAAAGCAGTAGATGAGTTGATTAAAGTTGCTAAAGAACCAATTGTAGACTCAGACGACGATATATCAGCTGATAGACTTAAAAATGCTGCAGCTACTAAAAAACTAGCTATATTTGACGCGTTTGAAATACTTAACAGAATCCAAGAAGAAGAAAACTTGCTTGAAGGCAAAACACCTGAAGAGACAAAGAAAACCACTTTTAAAGGATTTGCAGAAGGTAGATCTAAGTAATGTACGAGCAAGATTTAGTTAAAACTGTTGAGCCTATAAAGAAGACTACTATTAGTAGACTTAATAAAGGCAAAAAGTGGGAATACGGATATAATAAAGAACACGATATTATTGTATTGTCACATACTGGGCAAATAGGTGAAATAATAGAAATACAAGGTTTAGTTATTGCCTTACCAAAAGTGCCGAAAAATGTGTATAGCAACGATAAAAACAAATGGGTTAAGTTTGAACAACCGAAAGAATTAGAACGTCTAAAAAATATATTTGATTGGAGATCATATCCTGAAGACCAAAAAGAACAGTGGTATGATTATATAGATGAAGAGTTTAAAAGAAGAGAAGAAGGTTTTTGGTTTATGAATAATAGCAAACCAACCTATATAACAGGCACGCATTACATGTATTTACAATGGAGTAAAATAGATGTAGGCGCTCCTGACTTTAGAGAAGCTAATAGGTTGTTTTATATATTTTGGGAGGCTTGCAAAGCGGATAAAAGATGTTATGGTATGTGCTATCTAAAAAACAGAAGATCAGGGTTTTCGTTTATGTCATCTGCAGAAACAGTTAATTTAGCTACTCTTGCAAGTGATAGTAGATATGGGATACTTTCTAAAACAGGTGCTGATGCTAAAAAAATGTTTACAGATAAAGTTGTACCAATAAGTATAAATTATCCTTTCTTTTTTAAACCTATTCAAGATGGTATGGATAGGCCAAAATCAGAACTTGCATACAGAGTACCAGCTAGTAAGTTTACAAGAAAAAAAATAACAGCTAACGAAAAGCTAGAAGACATACAAGGATTAGATACGACTATTGATTGGAAAAATACAGGTGACAATAGTTATGATGGTGAAAAACTAGCCTTGCTAGTACACGATGAAAGCGGTAAGTGGGAAAGACCTGATAATATTTTAAACAACTGGAGAGTTACAAAAACTTGTTTAAGATTAGGTAGTAGAATAGTTGGTAAGTGTATGATGGGTTCAACATCAAACGCTTTAGATAAAGGAGGTGATAACTTTAAAAAATTATATAATGCATCAGATGTCACTAAACGAAATAGAAATGGTCAGACAAAATCTGGTTTATACTCTTTGTTTATCCCAATGGAATGGAACTACGAAGGATTTATTGATGAGTACGGAATTCCAGTATTCACTACTCCTAACGTCGATGTGCTCGCCCCAGATGGTGAACTAATAGATGTAGGTGTAATAGATAGTTGGCAAAACGAGGTCGATGGATTAAAAGATGATCAAGATGCTTTAAACGAATTCTACCGCCAATTCCCTAGAACAGAGGAGCACGCGTTTAGAGACGAGACTAAAAATAGTATATTTAACTTAGTTAAAATATACGAACAGATAGATTACAACGAGGAAATGTCTAGAACCTTAGGAATTACAACAGGTAATTTTCAGTGGGTAAACGGTGTAAAAGATTCACAAGTAATATTCTACCCAGATCCAAAAGGTAGATTTAAAGTTAGTTGGGTTCCACCTTCTAGTATACAAAATAGAGTGGTACTTAAAAATGGTATAAAATATCCTGGTAATGAACACATGGGAGCATTTGGTTGTGACTCTTATGATATATCAGGAACCGTAGATGGACAAGGATCTAAAGGAGCATTACACGGCTTAACCAGGTTTAGTATGGAGGACGCTCCTGCGAATAGCTTTTTTTTAGAGTACTTATCAAGACCACCTACGGCAGAAATATTCTTTGAAGACGTGTTAATGGCATTAGTATTTTATGGTATGCCAATACTTGCAGAGAACAACAAGCCACGTCTTTTGTATTATTTAAGACGTAGAGGCTATAGAGGTTTTAGCATGAATAGACCTGATAAGTCGTGGAACAAATTATCCGTAGCAGAAAAAGAAGTTGGTGGTATACCAAACTCTAGCGAAGATATAAAACAAGCTCATGCCGCTGCAATTGAAATGTACATACAAGATCACGTTGGCATGAAGCAAGATGGTACATTTGGAGATTTATATTTTAACGAACTACTAAATGATTGGAGTAAGTTTGATATAAATAAAAGAACTAAGTTTGATGCGTCAATAAGCTCTGGTTTAGCTATAATGGCAAATAATAGGCATTTATACGCACCAAATCCAAAGGTTGAAAAACCTAAACTAAATATAAATATTTCTAAGTATAGTAATACTGGAACTAATTCAAAAATAATAAAATAAATATGGCATATTCTAATAAAAGTTATTTTCCAAGCCAAACAGTAAGTGATGCTGAAAAGCTAAGCTACGACTATGGTTTGAAAGTAGCTAAGGCTATAGAAACAGAATGGTTCAACGATAATAGAAGTCTTAATAAATATAGATCAAATCAAAATAATTTTCATAATTTAAGACTTTATGCTAGAGGTGAGCAATCAATACAAAAATATAAGGACGAGTTATCTATAAATGGTGATTTGTCCTATTTAAATTTAGACTGGACGCCTGTTCCAATTGTGCCTAAGTTTGTAGATATAGTTGTTAATGGTATTGCAGAAAGAACTTATGATATAAAAGCGTTTTCACAATCACCAAATGGTGTTGAAAAACGAACTAAATATATGGAGGCTATATTAAGCGATATGGAGATGAGAGAGTTCAACGAAGAAGTTGAATCTAGGTTTAATATAGACATGAAAGAAAGTAGTATAGCTAATGAAGATTTGCCAGAGTCTAGCGAAGAATTAGGTATACATATGCAGCTTAATTATAAACAAGCGGTTGAACTTGCTGAAGAACAAGCCTTAAGCGTGTTATTTGAGGGTAACAAATATGAATTAACTAAAAAAAGATTTTACCAAGATTTAACAGTTTTAGGTATAGGAGCTGTTAAAACCGCGTTTAATACTTCTGAGGGCGTTGTTATTGATTATGTAGATCCAGCAAATTTAGTTTATTCTTATACAGACTCGCCTTATTTTGATGATATATATTATGTAGGCGAAGTTAAAACAATACCTGTTAATGAATTAGCTAAAGAATTTCCTCATTTAACAGAAAGTT